GATCGTCTTGAGGCCGTAGATCGCGCCGTCGGTCAGGACGCGGGCCAGGTCGTGGCCCTCCAGCTCGGGGGTGCCGTACCAGCCCTCGACGTCCTCGACGATGATCAGGGTGCCGTCGGCCCGGTAGCCCTCGTTGACGTCGAGGCCGTCCCAGATCACGGGGACCAGGCCCTCGGTCGCGGCGGGGATGCCTGCCATCATGCCCTCCCGGTGGCCTGGGCCCAGCCGAGGCGGCGGGACACGGCGGCGGCGATCTCGGTCTCAGACTGGCCGCGCTGGGGGTAGACGTTGACGATGATCCGGCCCCCGCCGTCGGTGCCGTCGAGGGGGGTCCAGCGCTCGGGGATGGCGGGCGCATTCTCCCCGAAGCTGTAGGGCCGGCCGGTGCGGATGCCCAGGCCCATGACGGGCTCGCGGAGGATGCCGCCGTGGGCGTAGCCCTGCCGGCCTCCCCAGGCGCGGGCCAGGCCGCTCCGGCCATAGCGGCTGATCGAGTAGGCGAACATGGTGTAGACCTGGGCAACGGGGTCCAGGCTCACGCCGTTGAGGAATGGGCCCTTGCCGCAGTAGGGCCCGCAATAGGCTTGGAACGTGGGGCGGATGATCTGGGCGATCCCGGTGGAGGGGTAGCCGCGCTGGGCGTTGATGTCCCAGTTGTTGACGGCGCGGGCGTTGAAGCCGGACTCCACGCCGATCCGCTGGAGGGCCAGGTTGACCATGCCGGGGACGCCGAACTGGCGGGCGATCCGGTCCACAATCTGGCGGAGCGCCATGCCCCCGGCCGAGAAGCTCGGCCCCCCGGGCCCGGCCGGCGGGGCGGCCATGTGGATATGGTCCGCGTGGCCGGCCCAGGTGCCGGACCCCCAGAAGCCGGCGGGGACGGTCTTGTAATTCTTGACCGAAAGGCTCGGGTTGTGGATGCCCTCCAGGAGCGCGGAGGTCATGGTCTGGGACATCCACCGGCCGGCGGCGTTCATGACGCCGACGGGCCCGCCGAGGTCGCGCGCCCAGCCCTTGCCGTGGTAGCCCGGGTCACCTGGGCGCAGGGCCGAGGTGACGCGGAGGCTCGGAAACTTCTTGATCACCTCGGCGGCGAGGGCGGCGACGCCCACTCCGCCCAGGCCGAGGTCGGCCTCCTCTTTGCCCCTGATCCACTCGATCGCCTTGTCGATGATGTTGATGATCTTGCGGCCGAAGAACTCGCGGAACAGCTCGGGGGACCTGGCGAACGGCTCGGCCACCTTGCGGAGCGGCTTGGTCATCAGCTCGAATGCGGCGGCGACGCCCTGGCGGAATAGCTGGCCGAACTCGGAAACGATCTTCTTTCCGGCCCCGACGATCGCGTTCCATCCCTTGCCCAGGAAGTCGAACGCGCCGAACGGCGACGCCTTCATGAGGTCGGAGGCGGCCTCCCCGGTGACGATGCCGCCCTGGTAGTAGCCGGGGATGCCCCGGCGGGCGGCCCAGGCGCGGAAGTCGGGCCGGGCGGAGTCGCGGCGGGTGACGACGGTCTCGCCGGGCTCCAGCATGGCGGGGATCTTGTCGCCCCGGCCGAACCCGGGGACGCGGCCCCCGGCGGCGAACCCGAGGTTGATCGTCGGGAGCTTGGTCATGCCGATCTTGGTGATCAGGGTGTTGATCCCGTTGATCAGCGGGTTGACAACCTTCTCGACGAGGGTCTTGACCGGGGCCCGGACGATGCCGACCACGCGGTCCCAGGCGGTCTTGATCGCGCCGACGGTCCGGTCCCACATGGTCCGGGTGGAGTTGAAGATCGCATTCCACGCCGAGGAGATCCGCGACTGTACCCAGGACAGGGCGGACCCGGTGGCCGAGCGGATGCCGTTGAGGGCCCCGGTGATGGTGGCGCGGATCTGATTCCACCGGCTCGCGGTGTTCGACCAGGCGGCCGACCAGGCGGCGGAGATCCTCGACGTCACCCAGCTCATGGCCGCGCCGACGGCGGAGCGGATGGCGTTGAGGACGGCGGTGATGGTGCGCTGGATGGCCTGCCAGCGCTGGACGGTCCAGGTCCAGCTCGTGGTCCAGGCGGCCAGGATGGTCCGGGCGGTCCAGCTCGTGGCGGTGGCGACGGCCGAGGAGATCGCGGCCAGGGCGGCGGAGATCGCGGCGGAGACCGCCTGCCACATGGCGATCGTGACGCGGCGGATCACGTCCCAGTTGCGGGTGATCAGGACCACGGCGATCCCGACGGGCCCGGTGAGGATGCCCACCAGGAGGGGCCAGTTGCGGGACAGGAAGCTCCACACGGCCTGGGCGGCGCGGGTGATCGCGCCGAAACTGGCGGCGAGGACGCCGGACAAGATCTTGGCGGCGGCCTGGGCCGGGCGGGCGATGGCCTGGAGCGCGGGGATCAGCCCCGGCGACCCGCCGAAGATCCATTTCACGAGCCGCTCCACCCAGCTCGCCACGAATTGGATCACGGCGGCAAAGGCCCTCATGACGGGCACGATGACGTAAGCGATCTTGAGGGCGGTGAACGCGACGGCGAGGCGGAGGAGCGGCGAGAGGAGCTTGATCACGATGCCGAGGACTCCGCCGATCACCCGGATCAGCGCGCCGAGGATCTGGCCGACCGGGCCCAGCAGCGGGGCGAGCTGCTTGATCGCCGGGGCGAGGGCGTCCCCGAGCTGGCGGGCGAGGTCCATGACCACCTTGACCAGCGGCCGGAGGGCATCCCAGAGGGCGGACAGGACGGGCTTGAGGGCCCCCAGGAACGCCTTGCCGATGTCGAGGAGGGCCCCCCGCAGCTTGGGGCTGGCGGCGATCATGAGGCCGATGGCGGCGACGGCGAGGCCGACCGGGCCGGTGATCGCGGACAGGGCGGCGGTCAGCCCTCCGCCCCCGGTGATGGCCCCGGTGACGGGGGCGAGCGCGGGGACCACCTTGCCGACCACCGGGAGCAGGGAGGTCCCGATGGCCTTGGCGGCCGAGCCGACGGGCCCCACGAGGGCCGAGAACAGGTCCCCGATGATCGGGAGCTTGGTGACGATGCCGCCCCCGGTGAACAGGGCGGCGGCGGCCCCGGCGGCGGCGACGGCCGGGCCGAACCGCTTGACGGACCCGGTGGCTTTGTCGATCGCGGAGGGTGAGAGGTTGCGGACCCAGGCGGTCGCCAGCTCCACGAGCCTCACGAGGGGGGCGGCGGCGCGCTTGGCCGCGTCCCCGATGGCGTCGAACATCGGGGCGAGCTTGCCGCCGGGCTGGATCGCCTCGGACAGGGCCTTGGCCAGGTCGTAGCTCTTGAGGATCACCGGGCCGAACGCGGCGACGAGGCCCTGGCCCACTGAGAGCTTGATGTCGTCGAAGATCCTGGGGAAGGACCGGAGCACCTTGCCGGGCTCTTGCATCGCGGCGGCGTAGGCCCCCGAGACCTTGGTCCCCTCCTCCATGACGGCGTTGAGGACCGCCTGGGCCCGCTCGGAGGCGGTCAGCTCGGCCTGGGACTTGCCGAGCTGCTTGGCGTAGGCGGCCATCGCCTGGCCGGCCTGGACGTTGATGCCGGCGTTCCGCAGGACCAGGGTGTTCTGTGTGGCGACACCGTGGATGATGTCGTTGAGCACCTCGGTGGAGTTGCGGCCACTGATCACCGCCGCGTCCTGGGCGACGCGGGCGAGCTTGGAGGAGTCGGCCAGGCGGAGGTTGAGCCGGGAGAACTGGGCGACCACCTGCTGGGCCACGCCGGCCTCGATGCCGGTCCGGCGGATCGCCGTGACCTGCCGTTGCATCTCGGGGTAGGACTGGCGGTTGGCCTTGGCCAGGGCGCGGAGGCTCGCGTCCATCTCCCCGACGCGGGCGGCGGTGCGGAACGCGGACACGCCGAACGCGGCGGCGGCGGTCGTGGCGATGCCGAGGCCGGTGACGACGGCCTTGCCGACGGCCTTGGCCGGGGCGGCGATCCGGCCGAGGCCCTTGGCCATGTTGCCGGAGATCGCCTGGGCGGCGTCGTCGCCGGCGGACTGGGCGGCGCGGGCGACCTGGGTGATCAGGGGCCTGGTGTCGGCGTTGACCGGGATCGTCAGGGTCGCGTAGTTGTAGTTAGCCATGCTCCACCACCACGCCGGGGATCAGGGCGAGCTGGGCCGCCGCCGCGTCCCACCCGGACGATCCCCCAGAAGTGGCCCCAGACGGCTCCAGGGCCGCCCCTGCCGCCCTGCCAGCTAGTCTCCTGGGGTCAGGTGGCCGGGGGAACGGCTTGGGCTTAGAAACGCTCTTAGCGCCGTGGGCGCGCAGGGTCACGAAGATCAGGGCGTCGAGGCGGTCGATCACCTCGGCCAGGAGGTAGCCCTCGGCCGTCCACGGGTCTCCGCCCTGCCGCGCCCACGGCGGGAGCCGGTCGATCAGCGCGGCGAGGCGGCGCGGTGTCACCCGGGGATCGAGGACGTCGATCCCGTAGGCCGCCATCATCGCGGCCTCTACGTCCGGGTCGTAGCGCGCGGCGTGGGCGGTGGCGTAGGGCCCAGGCCCTCCATCCCCGATGCCTTGGCCACCTGGTCGAACAGGGCGTTGAGCGCGCCGAGGGTGAACCCGGCGGCGGCGAGCTTGCCGTAGGTCTCCGCGCCGATCAGCTCGGTCAGCGCTGGGCCCAGCTCGCCCTCGGTGAGCTTGTCGAGGGCGGACATGGGCCAGGAGTCGGCCGGGGGCACCTCGTACCGTTCACCTCTCCAGGTGAACGCGAAAGGGGCGGAGCCGGCCTCGCCCTGGGCGGCCAGGACCGCCGCGTCGAGGTCGAACACGCCCAGCTCGGCGGTGCCGCCTTTCCGCCCGCCGTTGCGTCCGGCGGGCGTCGTCATGACTGCTCACCGGCTCCGGCCAGCACCGGGGCGGGCGGCTGGCGGTGGTGCTGCCGGGCCCGCTCGGCCTCGCGGGCGGCGGCGGCGGCCGGGGCGGCCGAGGGGGTCCGCTGGCGGGCGCTGGCCCCGGTGCCGTTGACCGACGCGGCGAGCGGCGCGACGGGGTTGGCCGGGCCGAGCTGGACGCGGGCCAGGGAGCCGGAGGACTCCAGCGCCGACAGGGTGACGTCGAGAGGCACCACGGCCCCCCGCGTGATCTGCATATCACCCGCATCCGACAGGGAGGCCCGCAGGAAGCTCACGCGGAGGACCCGGTTGCCGTCGCGGGAGTCGATCCCCACGGCGTAGGTGTGGCCGGCCTGGTCGGTGCGGACGTCCATGTCGAGGGTGCCGCCCTCGCCAGCGGTCGGGACGTCGGTGTCGAAGTACAGCGCCAGGGTCTCGGCGTTGAGCTGCCACATGACGAACTGGAGCGTCACGCTCCTCGCGGTGATGATCGACTTGATCGGGGCCACGCTCTGCCAGGGCGTCAGATCCTCGGTGTCGGTCGAGGAGCCGACCGTCGGGCCGTCATCGGAGAGGTAGCCCAGGCAGTGCCAGGGGTCCTCCCAGTCGTCCTCGGTGGTGTCCGGCGGCGCGGTCCCCGCCGGGGCGAGGTAGATACCCGGGCCGTTGTTGATCCCGACCTGGACCTCCTCGGGGTTGAGGCACTGGTCCACCTCGGGAGGCGTTGGCTCACCCATGATCCACTCCTATCCATCGGGTCGGCCGGGAGCGGTCGCCCCCACGAGGGGGGCGGGCCCGGCCTGCCGGGCCGGGTGGACGCGGATGTCCACCCGGAGCATGTAACGGGGCTGGCCGTCGTCGTCGGGGAGCCACACCGGGCCCTCGACGATCTGGACGTAGCTCACGACGCCCTCGGCCCACGGGAGCTGGCCGAGGTTCCACAAGATCCGCCGGACGGCCTCGGCCCGCTCCCAGGCGAGCCGCTTGCCGCCAGCTCGCGCGTCAACCTGGAGGGTGTGGGCCACTTGCCAGGGGACCAGGGGCATCGGGACGGCGGCGACCGAGAAGCTCGTCACGCCGTCGAGGTGGCCGATCTGGGCCCAGACGAACGCCTCGACGTCGGGCTGGGGGGGCACGGGCCAGCTCATTTGTCACTCTCCGTGACTTGCCCCTGAACGGCCCCAGGAGGCCCGCTAAGCGCTTGACCCCCCGGACTGGGGTAATCACATAGGCCCGGCTCTGTTCGCCGTTTCGGCTGGTCACTGGGGCCGTAGAGGGGGGCTCTCGCGGGGACCGGGATCGCGGCCAGTTCGGCGGCGTGGGCCAGGATGTAACGCGGTGTCATCGGGCCCCCCGGGCGCGGAACGCGGCCAGGGCCGGGCCGATCATCGGGTGAGCT